ACCTGGCACAGATTCCGCTCTACTTGGCCATGCCGATGGATGTCATCTACTTTGACTGGGACAAGAACGGTGTGCCGAACCACATCGGCTTTGTCCGAGACAAAAACACGACCGATACCATCTATACCATTGAGGGCAACACTGGCAACAGAGTGGCACTGAAGACACGTCCAGCGAAGTACGTTCAGGCGGTCTACCGCCCACACTACAAACCGACCTTCAGGACGGCAAAATTGGGCATAGACGGCGTTTTTGGATACAACTCCATAGCAATGCTCCAAAAGGCGCTCGGCATCAAAATTGACGGCGTTCTCGGCCTTGCTACAGTCAAAGCCCTACAGAAGAGGGCAGGGACTACCGCAGACGGCCAGTGGGGCAAAGGAACATCCAAAGCCGTACAGGGCGTGCTCGCCAAAGCAGGCTACTACACTGGCAAAATTGACGGAGAGTTCGGTCCTGTATCGGTCAAGGGTCTGCAGAAGTGGATTAACAGCAAAGCGTTCCCCAGCGCAGGCAAGCCAACGGCTTCTACACCTACCGTAACCAAGCCAACCACATCAAAGCCAGCCACAACGGCGAAACTCAAGTCATACCGCATCGAAGTTGACCTGACCAACCAAATCTGCACGGTCTACGGCATCTACGACAACGGCACGACAAAGGCTCTGATGAGCGAGTGGGTCTCAACGGCCCGCAAAGGCAAGACCACGCCAGTCGGCAACTTCAAGATACAGGGTGCATCAGGCGGACGGAAAGCCAAGTACAGAACATGCAAGCTGTCAGGCGGAAAAACATATGCAGAATATGCTTGCAGATTTACAGGTGCGAAAATGATGCATGGGGTGCCTTGGAAGGCGAGAAATACAAAAGGCTATGTGTACAAAGGACAGTTCAACAAGCTTGGCACTGTGGCATCTGCCGGTTGCGTGAGGATGCCAATCAAACTTGCGAGATACATCTATGAGAATTGCCCTGTTGGAACACCTGTCAAAGTGTTCAGAGGAACAAAAGGGAAGTATCCAATGGGCAAGCCAAAGAAATACACAGCGACATCCAATATTGATCCAACAAGGTAGGTGACAGCCATGACAGAAGGAATAATGATTGCAATTATCACAGGATGTTGTGCAGCAATACCAACAATCATTGCTGTATTCGTGAACAACAGCAAAACACTTTACAGGGTGGAAGAGCTTGAGCGCAAGATGGAGAAACACAATAATTTTATTGAAAGGGTCTATGAGCTTGAGAGAGTAAAGGATGTTCACGAAGAAAAAATCAAAGTAGCCAATCATCGCATTGACGATTTGGAGGAATACAATCATGCTCACAATTGACAGCAAGAACAATATCACACTGACAAGAGGGGATTCCATGACATTAACAGTGACACTTCTTCATGAAGTGCCACCTGTGCCTCCGGCAACAGAGCCGACAATTGAGCCTTATGTTCCTGTTGAAGGTGATGTCATCAGATTTGCTGTGTCAAAAGGATACAAAGAACAATCAGATTATGCTCTGAAATTCGCAAAGACAATCCCGAATGACACACTGACATTCACATGCATACCGACAGAAACGGCTCTTTATTATGACACCTACAATTATGATGTAGAAATCACACACAGTGATGGCACAGTGGACACATTCATCAGTGGCAAATTGACCATAACAGGCGAGGTGAAATAAATGCATGTTTATGGAGAATTATCAGGCATCCTGACAGGCGCACAGACCTTGCAAGGAACATTGAGTGCGCCAAAAGGGTTACAGGGTCAGCTCACAATACCGAATGCGATTTTGCCTCCTTCTTTTGAAGGGCCATACGAAGTGACACCATCGGCAGAAGGGCAGACCCTATCAACAGAATTCCTGTACATGACAGGAGATATTACAATCAATCCAATCCCAAACAATTACGGCCTCATTACATATAATGGGTCAACAATCACAGTTTCATAAAAGGAGAAAAACATGGCACAGAATGTAGTTATCAACGGAGTGACATATTCGGCTGTTCCTGAAGTAGACATTCCAAAGTCAGGCGGTGGCACAGCAAAGTTTTATGACACATCAGGTGCGGATGCTGCACAGGGAGACATCCTTGCAACAAAGAAGGCTTACGGATCAAGCGGTGAAATCACAGGCAGCATGACAAACAATGGTGCGACAGGTGGCACAATCGGCACAAAGGCCGGTACATACACCATTCCTTCAGGATATACATCAGGTGGAACAGTATCACTGACAAATGTGAGTGATTGCGTTTCAGGTAATATCTTGAGTGGCAAGTCAATTCTTGGTGTATCAGGCTCACTTCAGATGCCGACAATATCACAGAATAGTACCACAAAGATTCTGTCAATATCATAAGGGGGTGTTCTCATGGCACAGAACATCACATTGCTTGGTGCATCATATTCTGCTGTGCCTGGTGTTACACTTCCAAAGACAGGTGGAGGCACAGCGACATTTTATGATGTGTCAGATACAACGGCTGCTGCATCTGATGTTGCAAGTGGCAAATACTTTTATACATCTGCCGGTGTGAGAACGGAAGGCACAAACAGCGGTGGTGGTGGAACAAGTAAAAACGCACAAGTTGTTCAAGGCACAACACGAACAACGTCGTCGTCTTTAACGGCTATCGGTGCAGAAATGACCGTTTCCAAAACAGGCACATACGATGTGTATTGGTCTGCATTTCGTTCCAATACATCGTCACAATACACCTTTGCAACAAAACTATATATCAATGGCACAGGGTATGGAAGTGAACAGACAACATGGTCAAACCATCAGCAGAATGTTCACCTGTCAAATGTATCGCTGACGTTAAACGATAAAATAAGGGTGTACGGACGAGAATCAAGAGGCTCATCTTATTATATGTATGCCGGAACATTGACAATCATAGAGGCATAAGGACATGACACAGCCATCAGCTTAAGAATGAAACAAAGTTGTGTATCAGTTCATTAGATTTTGCCTCCACATGGCTGTGTTTTGTTATTGAGGCCCGAAAGGGCCTCTTTTTTTAATTGCAGAAAAAAACGAGGCCCAAAATTGCGATTTAAGCGATTTTTTCAAGGCACTTTGATATATATATCCTTAATATATATTATCCAATTGAGCGTTGACACTACAATGTGAGGTGGTATAATAAAGAAGAACAAATAATCTACAAAGGTGCAATTTTTTTTAACACTTTCAACTTTGCCCTTAATTATGAGGATGGGAATAGTTGAATAGTTAAATAGTAAAATTGCACCACCAAGCAAGGAGGTGCATTTTTTATGTTGAAGGTGAAATTCGTAAGAGGCAAGGACATGGAGACATTGGAGGCCAATGTCAATGAGTTCCTTGCCTTGTTATCTTCAGAGGCTGTCAGAGACATCAAGCCTGATGGCGCATCCGCATTGATTCTATATGAATGCGAAGAGGCATGGAAGAATCGCATGTGCTGTGAGTGTCAGTATTGGGATGATGGCGGAGAGACAACAACATCCGGCATCTGCCATGAATGCGGACAGAGGCGCAGATTCAATTACAAAGCATGCGAGTGTTTCAAGGATGTAAGGGGGTGCGAGTAATGGCAAACATTAAATACTTTTTTTCAGGGATCGCAGTTGGATTCATGACATTGGTTATCACAGGCGCATTGATGTAAATGCTGCATGAGGGTTGTACAAGACCCTTTGCCCTCATCGGCTTTGCATAAAGTAGTAGTAGGGAAGTTATAACAAAAGATTGCTGTGGATGGTGTCACCATCAGTTATCACTAAAACAAGTTATCACAGAATGAGAAACAATTCACACTTTTGAATCGCATACACAATAAGGTATTTTCGTGCCGACACTATCCACAGAGAAAGGAGAAGAGGATGAGCCTCAACAGAATGAAGGAGAGGGTGACATATCTGCTTGAAAAATATCCAAGCTTGAGGGATGACGATTTTCTGTTAATCGGTGCTGTTTACTATAACTTTTATGGTGTTGATTACAGTGATTGCTTTCTTGATGTCATGAAACACCACAAGGAATTGAAATTGCCGTCATTTGAGAGCATCAGGCGCACAAGGCAGAAAGTTCAGGAGGAAAGGATTGATCTATGTTCCTCAAAAGCCAAGCAGAGAGAAAAACAGATTTCATTTGCCAATTATTACGATTTTGCGAAGGGGAATTGAAATGTCATATATGTGTGTAATGTCAACAAGCCTGTATGGAGGCAAGGAGTGCGATGATTGCGGAAGATGCGAACATCGTTATGACGATTGGTACAGAGATTATGACAAAGACGAAGAGTATCAGGAAGAAGAGGAGGAAGAAGAATGAATGAGATTTTGCAAGCAATACAACAGGAGTTCCGTTCAGGCAAGGACATGACCAATGACTTTGGCGGATACAAGTACAGGAATGTTGAATCAATGCTGACGGATTTGAAACCGATTCTGAAGGCACATGACAGCTACATCACCTTTTGGGATGACATTGTGCAATGCGGAGACAGATTCTACATTGAGGCAACAGTAACCATTCACACACCTGTTGGTGATGAACACGCAAAGGCACTTGCAAGGGAACAGGAGACCAAGAAGGGAATGGATGCTGCACAGATAACCGGCTCATGCTCAACATATGCAAGGAAATATGCCCTGTGCGGTCTGCTTGCTGTTGATGACAACAGAAACGATCCTGACAGCCAAAAGCCTGTTGACATGATAACCAAATCACAGGTGAAGAGCCTTGTCGCACTCGCAGAGGCAAAGGGAAGTGATTTGTCTGACATCTGTGATTATTTCAAGGTCGGCAAGTTGGAAGAAATGACAGCAGAGGACTATGGCCGGTGCCTGAACATGCTCAATGCGAAAGGTGATAAATAATGGCAAAGAAACTGTGGTCAATATTCACAGATGACATGGACAAGTGCATCATCACACACGCAATGACGGCCATTGAACGGCATCATGTGTTTGGCGGTGCTGACAGAGTGCGGTCAGAAAAATACGGATTTGTTGTTCCGCTGCATCGGTCAGTTCATCCAAATGGCGCATACCGCACAGATAAGAATTGGGCAGAGCTTGACCATTGGCTCAAAAGAAAATGCCAAGAGTATTACATTGAAGTGGCCAAAATAGGTGACAGGGATGCCTGGTATTCAGAATTCGGCAGATTCTATGATGACCGATGTGATGAGAATGTCATCCTGAACAAGATATTTGAATGGAGGCTGTGATGGTATCAGGACAGGAATTGTTTGCAGAGCGTGAGAGGATAAAAAACAGCCTTGAGAGGTCTTTATCAAGGGCATATGACAATGGGATTGACTTGGCCGAAAAAACACGTACATACCGCATTTTATTGGCACAGACCATGTTGCAGCTTGAGGCTGACGGTGCAAAGGCAACAACACTGAAGGAAATCGCAAAAGGCAGCGAGGCTGTGGCTGATGCCGAATATGAAATGATGGTAGCAGAGACACTTTACAGGGCATCAAATGAGAACATCATGGCACAGAAAAAGCTGTTTGAGAGCATTGAGGCAGACATCAAAAGAGAATACTACAAAGGAGAGTGATGGATCAATGGAGAGACTTAAATGCCCTTGTGTGAATTGGTATCCTGAATCCTTTCAGGCCGGTACACGCAAGATGACCGATGAGGAAGTCGGCATCTACATAAGGGCCTTAAATAATCAGTTTATAGAAGGCGGAATTGAGGCTGATGAATACAGGACATTCCCACCTAAAGTGAAGAAGAAGTTTGTCAAGCGTGGTGATGTTTATGTCAATGAGAGGATGGAATTTGAGCAGAACAGGAAGAAGAAATACAAGCAATCAAGAGAGAACAATCTTCAGTATCATGGCATGACACAGGAACAATGGGAGGCACTTTCATTGGAAGAGCGCATGGCATATGTGAAGTGATATGGCACTCCATATGGGAATCTATATGGTGTTCCATATGAGCATCCATATGACTCACGATATGGCACTCCATATCATAATAATAACAATAATAAGAATAAGAATAATAGATATAGTTATTTATTTAAAAGGAGGAACAGATGAATGTTATAGGTAAGACCAAAATCTTCAGAAAGGATTTTGATGGTAAGCCGGTCTATTCAAGGTCAATCAGTTCACAGAAGTTTGAGAACGGACAGAAGGGTGCATGGATAAGAGCCTATGAATCAGTGCAATTTCCAAAAGGCACACAGATTGAAGATGGATGCACAGTAAACATCACAAAGGCATTTGAGGCTGTCTATGACACAAACAACGGAGTAAAGAGGAAGTTGGTTGTACAGGAATATGAGGTGGTCAGCGAGATCGCAAAAGAGCCTGAGTTCACAGCCTTAACAAATGATGATATTCCGTTTTAGGAGGCAGACATGATTCATCAGTTAAATATGCAAGGGAAGGACAAAGTCCAGGTGGCAATAGACAGACTAAAAACATTTGAGCCTCCTGAAGGATACTATTTAGCCTTCAGCGGTGGGAAGGATTCTGTGGTCATCAAGAAGTTGGCTGACCTTGCCGGTGTGAAATATGATGCACATTACAATCTGACTTCTGTTGATCCACCTGAATTGGTGCATTTCATAAAGTCATTCAAGGATGTCATCATTGACAGGCCGAAGGATAAGAATGGCAATCAGATAACAATGTGGAATCTGATACCACCAAGAAGATTGCCACCAACACAGATTGCGAGATATTGCTGTAAGGATTTGAAGGAGACAGGTGGAACAGGCCGAATGACAATCACAGGTGTCAGGTGGGCCGAATCATCCAACAGAAAAGCAAATCAAGGTGAAGTGACCATATACAAGGGCAACAAAGAAGTGTTGACCACATTAAAACAAAGCGGAAATTTTACCGAAACAGCAAGGGGGGGGGTGGTGCTAAATAACGATAACGAAGAATCACGCAAGATGGTTGAGCAATGCTATAAGCTCTCAAAGACAGTTATCAATCCAATAATAGATTGGACAGATGATGATGTTTGGGAATTCATTCATGAGTATGATGTTCCGTATTGCAAGTTATATGACGAAGGATATAAACGGCTTGGGTGCATCGGCTGCCCAATGGCATCACATGATGCAAGGGTGAGAGAATTTGAGAAATATCCAAAATACAAAAGAGCATACATCAGGGCCTTCCAAAGAATGCTTGATGCGTACTCTGAAGAACGGCTGACCGATTGGGAGACAGGCGAGGATGTGTTCAAATGGTGGTTGCGTGATCCAAAAGGCAGATTCAATGCAGATGATTCACAGATAAACATGGAGAACGATGATGACAAATAGCAGAGAAAAAGGCAAACGATACGAAAGGCATGTAGCATCACTATTCAAGGCAGAAGGCTACGATGCAAGAAGAGGCCAACAATTCTGCGGTGCAAATGGAGATGCGGATGTCATCGGTGTGCCTGGTATCCACATAGAATGCAAACATCAAGAACGAATGCAATTATATGATTGGATGTCACAGGCAAAAGCCGATGCAAGAGAAGGCGAGATTCCTGTTGTTATCCACAGGAAGAACAATCACGCAGACCTTGTAACAATGGAGTTTGCTGATTGGTGCAGATTGTATAGAGAATGGGAGTGCAGCAGATGAGATTCTTTGACTTCTTTGCCGGAATCGGTGGTTTCAGATTAGGGATGGAGATGGCCGGTCATGAATGTGTAGGACATTGCGAGATAGACAAATATGCCAATATGAGTTACAAGGCCATGCACCATCCAAAAGAAAGTGAGGTATTTTTTACAGATGTGCGAACAATTAAGCCTGAAGATATGCCTGAATGCGAATGTTACTGTTTTGGATTTCCATGCCAGGCTTTCAGCATTGCGGGATTCAGACGAGGATTTGAAGATACAAGAGGCACTTTATTCTTTGAAGTCATGCGGTTGGCTAAAGCAAGACAGCCTAAAATACTTTTCGCAGAAAATGTTGCAGGACTTCTTAACCATGAGGGGGGGGTCACCTTTGGCATCATCATCTCAGCTATGGCAGAGTTGGGGTATTCTGTCGAATGGCAAGTGCTTAACAGCAAAGATTTTGGAGTGCCACAGCACAGAGAGAGGGTGTTCATTATTGGACATCTTGGAAACGGATGTGGAAGAGAAATATTTCCTATCAGACAAGACAGTTCAGAGGCTGTTGAGCTACAAGGACACCCAATTGCAAACACCATAAAGGTTGGCGGTCATGATACTGTTGGCACATATGTTGCGACAGACAGACAGACAGACAGACAGACAGACAGACAGACAGATTCTCAAGGTCAACAGCTACCACAAGAGAGGCTGATTGAAATTACAAACGGACTTCCACAGGCGTTCAGGGTCTATGATCCAAGAGGATTGGGGAGGACACTTGTTGGATGTGCCGGAGGCATGGGAGGCAAAACAGGCTTATATGCCGTAAAAGAGTGAAATGATAATAGCAAGAATATTTAATGCGTACAGGGGGGGGAGTATGTGCGAACAATCAAAGCACAATACAACAACACATCATTTGCGAATCTGATTCGTGGTGATTCCTTTGGCGCATCAGCGGTAATTATGGAAAAAGTCAAAGTGAAAGAGGCAACGGCTAAAGGCTATGCCGAAATAGGTGTGGGGGGGGGTGATGTCGGTGGCATACCCTGAATCAGATACAAGGAGAGGAAGAGTGATTGAAGAAGGGAACATCTCACCTACACTTGACACAAGCTGTCACATCGGTCAGCTCACAGAGGACATGAGAATAAGGAAACTGACACCAAAGGAATGCTTTCGTTTACAGGGGTTTCCTGATGAATACTTTGAGAGAGCTGCCGAAGTGTGTTCAGATTCACAGCTCTACAAACAAGCCGGAAATAGTGTGACAGTGAATGTGATTTACGAGATCGCAAAACGATTAAAGGAGGAAGAAGATGATTGAAACAATTTTGAAGAAGTATATGCAGCCAATAATCAAAGAGGCAACAGAAGAGGCCTATAAGCAAGGCGCAGAAGATACAATCAGAAGGTTTGCCTTTGTCTATGACACCATAGGACAGAAGGCAAAGGAAGATGTCTATGCAGAGGCCGGTGCGATTCCTATTGAGGAATTAGACAAATTGATGGAGGCGGACATATGAGCGTGAGCAAATGGGCATGGACAGAAGAATGCGAGGGCAAGCCTTGCTGTGGTGAATGCGACATCTGCACAGACAGACCAGGCGAGAGATACACAAAGCCGACAGTGTTCAATGCGGTCACGGCCATGAGCAAAATCTGTTTGCTTGAGACAAAGCTTGAACATTATGAAAAGCGGATCGCACAGCTTGAACAGGAGAACAAGTTTCTCAAAGGTGGTAAGGAGGCAGATATATGAGCAAGGCATTGATTGGATTCGTAATAGGCATATTGATTGCGATTGTGCTTTGGGGGTGATTGTGTGACAGACCTAATCAAGAGAGCCGATGCGATTGAGGCGAAACCCGAATACAGAAACGAAGATATGTGGGACAAAGAAAAATCAACCTACAACAAAGGCGGTGATACAGAATGACAATTATTGAAACAATAACACGGACAGTACCAAACAACAAAGAGGGCAAGGAGTATTTGGAGCGTTGGCTCAAAAGCAACGAGGGAAACGAGTATTCTGCTATTGATTGGTTTGAGGATGTTCACGGTTTGACTATGAGCAAAACGGTTTGGCTTGAAGGATATGGAAAGGAGCAAAACCAATGACAAGGGAAGAAGCAATCCGTGAATTGAGAGAAGATAAGGCATTATATGAAACAGATAATTGTCGTGCTGGTGACGGTTCTCCCGATGGCGATTTATTAGAAGCATTAGATATGGCAATAGAAGCACTACAAGCCGAGTATGAGGATTATGAACACGCAACACTTGTGGACATTAAAGAGCCGTTAAAAGTTGCGGTGGTGCGGTGTAAGGATTGCATACATCAAGGCTACGGCAAGTGTCCTATGTTTGATGATTATTTAGAAAACGAAACGCATGACGATGATTATTGTTCTTATGGCGAGATTGCCGAAGGTGGTGATGCCGAAGTGACAGGTACACCGTCATATATGCAACAAAGCCGTCACGATGACGGCAGACCGCAAGAAGAATTATTAACCCACGAACAAGCATGGGAAGAGATTGGCAGACCGCATGGGGAGCAGACCAACATAATAAAAGACACCGCAGAAAGTATTGAACGGCTCAAGGCTATGGGAATACTTGAAGACAGGAAGTTCCCATTCCACGATGAAATTATGGAGAAGTTGGATAAGTTGACATTAAGAGGTAAAGATGACAGTAAGTTATAGAGTAATCAGCAGACGATGTGACGAATCCATGCGTAAAAGCAAGGAAAGGTGTCGCAGATCAAATGGCAAGAGATGGAGATGCACAGAGGAATGCACCACATGCATCTGCTGTATAGAACAGATAGAGGACGGCACTGAAAGGCATTTTCCATACAGGAGGCATCACGAATGACAGCAAAAGAATATTTGCAGACAATCAAAGACAGGCGAGAGCGTATCAAGGTGCTTTTGGAAGAGATTGAACAATTGCGGACGGATGCGGAGAGTGTCAGTATCAATCTTGACGGGATGCCAAGAAACAACGGGCAATCAAGTTTTGAAAGGTTGGCAATCCAGTTGGCAGAGACAGAATCACAGCTCACAGAAGAGATGTCCGGCCTGTGGTCAGAGACCATGAAGGCGCACAGGCTAATTGGTCAGGTATCATCTTCACAAAGGCAGCAGATTCTGACCAAGCGTTATTTGAAAGGGCAAAGATGGGAGGAAATCGCATACGAGATGCATTTCTCATGGAATCATTGCTTTAGAGTGCATGGCTTGGCACTTGCCGAATTAGACAAAATACTTGAACACAACAACATGTGATTGAATGTTACTATAAAAGTGTTGTAATGTATAGTCGGTAAAAGAGACAAAAGATTCATCTACTCCTTAAACAATCTTTTACAATGCTCTTTGCAGACTATTTGTTCAGGGCGAAGGCTCACATGAATGCGTACCATGTGAGCCTTTTGCTTATGCAGAATATCAAACAAGTCAGGGCGGACAAATCTGTTCATCCTTTCTGCACCTAATACTCCTTAAATAGTGTCATATCTAATCTGTCCTGACTTGTTGTTCATAAAGATATGGAAGGATATAAAACATTTTACAGCTCACAGGCATGGAAGGATGCGAGGCGAAACTATAAACAGAGTGTTGGCGGTCTGTGTGAGGAATGCCTGAAGAAGGGCATCATCACACCGGCAGAGATCGTTCACCACAAAACACCATTGACAGCGGAGAATGTCGGTGACATGAACATATCACTGTCATGGGATAATCTTCAGGCCCTGTGCAGACAATGCCATGCAAAAGCACACGAAGATATGTATGCCGAGAGAACAGGCAAAAGGTACAGGATAGATGCCAATGGCAGAGTAATCATCAAAGGAGAAACAACATGATAAGAGTAATCAAAAGCACAACATATGAGGATGGCAAGGTTCATCTTGAAATAGCATGCCTTTCCACAGACACAAAGCCGACAGAAGGAATTGCCACAGGATCAATCGCATTGGTAGTCAACACAGGTGATGTGTATGCCTATGATGAGGCCGGTGAGAGTTGGACTAAAATCAATTAGCGAGGTGGCAATATGAATTTATTTGACATAGCAGTAGCATCCGCACTGTCAGGAGGCGGTGGCGGTGGTGGAAGTAGCGACTTCTCTACAGCAGAGGTAACTTTTATAGATGAAGGAGGCATTGGTGAGGATGTATTCGGTCCTATTTTATATGATGGCGAGGGCGATGCTGGCATCATTCCATACACATCAACTGATTTTGGAACTATATCAATTGCCTTATATAAAGGTGTTGCCGGATTATATGTTAAAAACGGAACGGATTACACCTTTTCAGTAAGTGGAGATATAACAGATGATGGGCAAGGCTATTTTACAATCACAGGAGATGGCACAATAACCATATCATAACATATCGAAATGCACAACGAATAAAATGATTCCATATTTTGAAACACACATCACAGAGGCTTGCAATCTAAAATGCAGAGGGTGTTCACACTTCAGTGTATTTGCAAAGCCAAAGCATAAAGACCTTGCAGAGTTTGAAAGGGAATTCAAACGGCTGTCAGAAATAGAAGAGATAGGCATCATCAGGCTAATGGGTGGTGAGCCATTGCTCAATCCTGACTTCATGGAGTATTGCAGAATAGCAAGAAGATATTTCCCAAAGACATCTATCAGCCTTGTCACCAATGGAATACTTGGCCACAAGCTAAAGCCACATGTTGATGAATTGAACAGGCTCAAGATAAATGTCACCATATCAGACTATCACCTTGACAAGCAGAACAAGGATATACATACAGAGCTGCATGAGAAGGGCAAGCTGTACAACATATCACTTGATCCATCAGGCAAACAGGATGCAGACCTGATGTATTACTTCTGTGACATCAGAATCAATTCATGGTTTTATTTTATGGATGGCAGATTCTATCCTTGCTGTATTGCCGGAACAATCCATGACTTTTGGGATCACTTCAATCTTGATTGGGGATTCTCACAGGAAGAATTATCAATTGACATCTTCAATCATACGGCAGAAGAGATAGAAGAATTTATCCACAAGCCATGCAAGCTGTGCAGCTATTGCGATACATTAACAAGGCAAAGAACATATCAGCCATTCACAATCAGTGAGGGAAACATAAAAGAATGGACGATATAATCCCCTTTGTTGCAATGTTGCAACAGCGGTGGGGTCAA